GATCATCCTCGTGCTTATGAAGTTGCTGCAACAACAATTAAAGCAGTCGGAGATGTAACAGATAAATTAATAGATCTCCAAGGTAAGATGAAAGAATTGGATAAGGAAGAAAAGAAAGGACCAACGAATGTCACTAATGCTATGTTTGTAGGTAGTACAGCCGACCTACAGAAGATGTTAAAGAATATAAATAAAGAAGAATCTACATAGACACGACATGACGGTACTTAATGTAATTAGCACGAATGCTATATCTGGCTCTGCATCTGAATATCAGGTGGTCAAGAGTGGATTTTATCGTGTGAGTGCAACTTCTGCATCTACAGTTCAGTTCGGTGCTGGACCTGCAATCCAAGTGTTTGCAAATCAACCAGTTCTATTGAAAGGTGGAAAGCCAGGGTTAGCAAAGATAGCAAAGGCAGTAGATGATTCTACAGCAGACTATCAATTAGGTACTACAGTTGATGAGCGTAGGGATACACACCCATTCGCAGTTGGTGATTACATTGCCGTTGTTGACAATAGCACATCTCCTGGTATTGATAGTAACTTCCTGTCTGCTGCAACAGCAGGTAAGAAAATTACTGGACTAGTACAGGGACATACTATTCAAACTGATATTGACTCTTCATCTGCATCAGCAGATTACACTTATGCTTATTCAGGTCCACAGGCACTCGTACAACGTTGCGTCAAAATAACAGCTGGCAGCGCAGCCATTACGGTGGAAGAGGTTCAAGTGGTCGGAGGTTAAGATGCCTCTAGTTAACCAAAAGGCAGAATACATTTTAAAGGGAATGAAAAAGAACCGTCATAGGTTCAAAAATCTTTATGGAAAACGTGATAAAGAAGTGATGTATGCTACTGCCAACAAGTTAGCACAAAAAGAAAATTTAAAAGTTATGTATTATAAGGACTTTATCGCTCTTGTCGAGGGCAATCCTACTACACGAATGCTTACCAAGTCTAAGACAAAAGTGACTGGTAATATTTCTGCAGATCGTGGTAGTTCTGAAAAGGACAATAGAAAGAAGCGTAAAGGTCTTGAAAAAGATTTAAAGAAAAAGGGGATTGGATACAAGAAAGGTGTAGGTGAATACAAATACAAATCTAATGATGGTAAAGAAGGTACTGGACGTGAAGTATCATACCAAACAAGCAAACCAGATAAGATGAGTAAGCGTAGGTTTGGTAAAACCATGAGAAGGTTAGGTCGTAAGCATGGACAGGAGTCAGTTATCACTAAAGATAAGGACAAACCTGCAAGACTACACGATACACAATCCAAGAAACCAGGAAAATCAATTAATCTAGGTAAGTCCAAACCAGGCAAACATTCCAAGGGTGATGGTGAAACCTCTGGAACAAAAGTCAGGTCAGGAAAGTTATCTAAAAAAACAAATAAGCCAGCGTACCACTACAAGTAAGTAACGGACGCAAAAAATGACTCATCCTGAACGTAAGAAGCAGGAGGAAGAGCTGTCTCAATTGAGAAGGCTCTTGGATCTCACTGTCAAGCATCAAGAGAAACAGGGATTAAGACCATATTCACATCCAGATCACTACGATGATTTGTGTGCAAAGGGGGATAAAGAAAAGTAATAATACTCATAAGCAATCTAAATATTATTACCATAAGCGAGCCCACGGCTATTCAATCGTGTCTCATTACACAGTGTCCTATATGGACCAAACAAGGCATCATCAAGAGATTTGCGAATACGCAGAGGATGCCTTTTCAGCAAGAAATCAAGCAGTAGCGGATGTTTCCTACCTCAAGGAGCATCCGCATTCTATTGATTGCATTCTTAAAGAAGATTCTTTATTCTCTGCAGTACTATGAACGGAGAAGTTGTCTGGGGTGTCATGTATATGATGGCAGTCCTCTTGACAGGAACGGGTTGGGTGATCTACTATATAATGCGTATGGCATATATGGAGATGAGAGATGGTGAGGTATCTGTTACCTATCCTATTATTGGCACCGTTACCGACACTAGCAGCGATGAGCCCAGGAGAACTCATTCAGAAGATGAGAGACTGGAAATCGGAGCAGCAACGTACGCCCGTTGAGGAATCTATAAATAGTGCATTGATAATGCATGAGGAGGATTCTTATGGGTGCCATGACACCACCGTCGAGGAAGAGTTGCTACAACTTCAGGGTGACGGAGATCAACAAAGTCCTGGATGGCGATACGATAGACGTGACGATAGACCTGGGGTTCGACCTATTCAAGAAGGAGAGGGTCAGGATTGCAGGTGTGGACACCCCAGAGAAGAGGACGAGGGATTTAGAAGAGAAAGAGCTGGGGATTGACGCAACCAACTGGCTTAAGAAAAAATTAGAAGATACTATTGCTGGTGAAGGAGATGAACTTACCATCAGAACCGAATTGGTTGGTGGTATGGGTAAGTATGGCCGTCTATTAGGATGGTTATACATAAATGAAGAAACTGTCTCACTTAATGAGCAGATGATCGAAGAAGGTTATGCTTGGCCATATGATGGTGGAACTAAGCAAAAGAACTTTGAAGATTTACGTCAGATACGTAGATCTTTTGGCACATTAAATGAGGGATAGTAATACTAAGAAACAAGTCATTGACCTTATAAGGATTGTGATTTTATTCCAGTTAGGAATAGTAGGAGCAACTATATTTGGTTGTTTCATGCCTGGTAAGGTATGTAACTCTGAAGTGAAGCAACACATTGCTAACATGATGACTGTTATAACTACTTCTACATTTGCATTATACGCAGCAGAAAAATGAACGCAGACAAAATACCATTCGCAGTGATTTCATTCTTAGCAGTCCAGTTAGCTGGTGCTGTTTGGTGGGGTGCTGGTGTTACACAGAATGCTAACCTCGCAGCAGAGAATAGGAGGTATATTAGAGAGGTTGTAATTCCTTCTTATGAAATCAGTGACAATTGGGACAATCCTCATTATAATAATTGGTTGAAAGCAGGAGGTTGGAAAGACTGATGAGTACTGCACAGGACGTATATCTAGGTAACCCCAATCTGAAAAAAGCTAATGTTCCACAGAGCTTTTCTCAGGAGAATGTTGCTGAATTTTTAAAGTGTGCGAAAGATCCTGTGTATTTCATACAGAAGTATGTAAGGATTGTATCTCTTGATGAAGGTGTAATACCATTCAAGATGTACGATTTCCAAGAGAAGATGGTTAGTAAGTTCCATAATAACCGTTTCAATATTGCAAAGTTACCACGACAATCAGGTAAGTCTACTATTGTGACTTCTTACTTGTTATGGTATGTACTGTTTAATGATAATGTCAATGTCGCAATCCTCGCAAACAAAGCAGCCACTGCTAGAGAAATGTTGGGAAGGTTACAACTGTCATACGAGAATCTTCCTAAATGGTTGCAACAAGGTATACTGGGGTGGAACAAGGGATCCTTGGAGTTGGAGAACGGTAGTAAGATTCTGGCTGCAAGTACTAGTGCTAGTGCTGTTCGCGGCATGTCCTTTAACATTATATTTCTGGACGAATTCGCATTTGTTCCGAATCATATTGCAGAGCAGTTTTTTAGTTCTGTGTATCCTACTGTATCTTCTGGTAAATCAACAAAAGTTATTATCATATCTACCCCTCATGGGATGAATATGTTCTATAAACTTTGGCATGATGCTGAGTTGAAGAAAAATGAATATGTAACTACTGATGTACACTGGTCTCAAGTACCTGGTCGAGATGATGCATGGAAAGAACAGACTATTGCTAATACATCAGAGTCACAGTTTAAAGTTGAGTTTGAATGTGAGTTCTTAGGATCTGTTGATACTTTGATATCAGCAACCAAGTTAAGAACAATGGTATATGAAGAACCTATTAAACAGAATAGAGGTCTAGCGATTTATGAGCAAGCAATTCCAGAGCACAATTATATACTTACAGTTGATGTATCTCGTGGCATTGGCGGTGATTATTCAGCCTTTGCTGTAATGGATACTACTACGTTACCATATAAAATGGTAGCAAGGTATAAAAATAATGAAATTAAACCTATCGTTCTACCTAATATAGTAGTTGATGTTGCTAAAAACTATAATAATGCATATATTCTATGTGAAGTGAATGATATAGGAGGTCAAGTTGCAGATATAATTCAATTCGATTTAGAGTATGAGAACTTATTGATGGCTGCTATGAGAGGTAGAGCAGGTCAACAGTTAGGACAAGGGTTCTCAGGTAAGAAGACACAGTTGGGTGTGAAGATGAGCACTGCTGTGAAACAAGTTGGGTGTTCTAACCTTAAAGCATTAATAGAAGAAGATAAGTTAATCATCAATGATTATGATACTATTGCAGAGCTAACTACATTCATCCAAAAGGGTCAATCATTCCAAGCAGAAGACGGATGTCATGATGACCTTGCTATGTGTCTGGTAATGTTTGCGTGGATGGCCATGCAAGATTACTTTAAGGAGATGCATGATAATGATGTACGTGCTCGTATTTACGCGGATCAAAGAGATGCTATAGAACAAGACATGGCACCCTTTGGATTTATTAGTGATGGGCAGGAGGAAGACACCTTTGTCGATGCTCAAGGGGAGAGATGGGAAGTCGCGGAATACGGAGATGTACAGCACATGCTAGACTTCAGGTAAGGATTGAAAAATATAAATAATCCTAGACAAATGCTGACAGCAATACTAGGAGTTTATAAACATGGCAGCCAATCAACTATCGCCTGGTGTAGTAGTACAGGAAAGAGACCTGACTACAATCACCACTTTGTCAACAGCAAACGTAGGGGTGTTGGCAGCACCATTTGAACTAGGACCTGTTGAAGAAATCGTAACCATTTCAAATGAGAGAGGATTGGTTGAGCGTTTCGGAAAACCAAACGATTCAAACTATGAGTACTGGTTTACAGCTGCTCAATACTTAGCATACGGTGGACAACTTAAGACTATTCGTCTTGCATCATCTTCTTTGAAGAATGCTGTTAACACTGGTACTGCTCCTTTAATTAAGAATTTACAAGATTATGAGACAAACTTTGAAGCTGCAAACAACACATGGAAGTGGGCATCAAGAACTGCTGGATCGAAAGGAAACTCCATCGGTATATTCGTAACTGATGCTGGTGCTGATCAAATTGCTGTCATCCCTGCCCCAGGTTCAGGTAACGAGTATGAATTCGTAGAAGACGCTGCTGTTTCTGCATCCTCTGGTGCTGCTGGTAAAGTATTTAAGTATAGCATTGTATTTACAGTTGATGCTGTTGTTGGTGATTTCACTCCTGGCGTTGCTACTACAGTTAACATTGGTGGTTCACAGCAAGCAGTAACCGTGATTTCATGGGATCCAGGTAATAAGAAACTTGAAGTTTCACTTCCATCTGGTTCTGTTACTGGTATCTTCGCTGATAACCAAGTAATTACACAGGGTACAAACACTGCTGCAATCAATGTAACTATTGAGCGTCGTCTATACATCGCTTTAGATAAAGGTAAGATCGCATTTGCTGCTGCTGATAGTGTTGCTGATACTAACTCAACTGCTGTTGCAATCACTTCTGTACGTCAAGAGTACACAGAACGTGAGTATCTTCCTGGCGTAAAATGGATCAATGTTGCTCCACGTCCAGAGACTTCACTATATGCTAACAATGCTGGTGGTCATCGTGACGAATTACACGTTGTTGTAGTTGACGTTGATGGTGGTATTACTGGTACTGCAGGATCTGTTCTTGAAAGATTTGTTAATGTTTCTAAGGCATCTGATGCTAAGACATCTGTTGGTGAAACTAACTACTATCCTGAAGTAATTAAGCAGCGTTCTGCTTACATCTATTGGGGTGAGCATGAGACTGGAGTCTTTAATGCAACCGCAACTGCTTCAGATGGTAACTGGGGACAAACCGCAGCTTCTCGTCAGTTCAACCTACTACGCTCTACTGCTGGTACTACTGATTATCCTGCTGGACGTGTAACACTTGGTTCTGATAATAACGCAACTTACTACTATCGTTTAGAAAGTGGTGCAGATTATGCTGTAAGTGGCGGAACTTATTCAGTATCTAACACTGATGTTTCTACTGCATATCAATTAATTGCTGACCCTGAGTCACAGACAGTTGACTATCTACTTACTGGACCTTCAGGTGTTGATGATGCTACAGCAATTGCTAAAGTTACTGCTCTAACAAATATTGTTGAAGAGCGTCGTGACTGTATAGCATTTGTTTCTCCACGTAGAGCAAACGTCGTTGGAGTAAGCAACACAACTACAGTTACAAATAATATTGTTGATTTCTTTGATCAACTTCCAAGTTCTTCTTACGTTGTATTTGACTCTGGATACAAGTACATCTATGACAAGTACAATGATGTTTATCGCTACGTTCCTTGCAACGGTGACATTGCTGGTCTCTGCTTACAGACAACTGAAGAGGCTGAGCCTTGGTTCTCACCTGCTGGTTTCCAACGTGGTAACGTAAGAAATGCAATCAAACTTGCATACTCACCTAACAAGACACAAAGAGATACACTTTATTCTAAGAGAGTTAACCCAATTGTATCCTTCCCTGGACAGGGTGTGGTACTATTCGGTGACAAGACTGGTCTCGGATTTGCTAGTGCATTCGACAGAATTAACGTTCGTCGTCTATTCCTAACAATCGAGCGTGTTATTTCTGGTGCTGCTAAGGCACAACTCTTCGAGCAAAACGATGAGTCACAGAGAGCACTCTTCCTGAATATTGTTGAACCATATCTCCGTGATGTACAAGGTCGTCGTGGTGTAACTGACTTCCTAGTTAAGTGTGATGCAGACAACAACCCACCAGAGGCTGTTGATCGTGGAGAGTTTTACGCAGAGATCTTCGTGAAACCAACTCGCACAATTAACTTCATTACTCTGACATTTGTTGCAACAAGAACTGGTGTAGCATTCACGGAAGTAGCATCCTAAAAAGCTCTGAAAATATTGCTCCGTCTAAATATTAACGACGGAGTATTCTAAACTATCATGGCAAAAAGAGGAACAATTGACGATTTTAAGGCAAATGTCGCTGGCGACTTTGCGCGTCCTAATTTATTCCAAGTAGATCTCTCCTTCCCAACAGGAATTATTAATAATGCATCCCTGATTAATCTGGGTAAGTTCACTGTTCGCGCAGCAAACCTCCCTGCTTCACAGGTTGGTGTGATTGAAGTTCCATTTAGAGGAAGAGTACTGAAGATTGCTGGAGACAGAACATTTGAACCGTGGACTATTACTGTACAGAATGACAGTCAGTTCGCTCTAAGAAGTGCATTTGAACTTTGGGCATCTTCCATTCAAGCATATAACGAGAACTTTACTTCTGCTAAAGGCTTGGGTGATTCAGATGACGCAACAGGTTACTTCTCTGACATGTTAGTACATCAGTTAGCAAGAGATGTTAAGGACGGAGATACTCCTAAAGTTCTTAAATCTTACAAGTTTTATAACGTATTCCCATCTAGCATCGCTGCTATCGACCTCGATTACGGCAATAATGATGCTATTGAAGAGTTCACTGTGGAACTTCAGACTCAGTACTGGACTCCAATTGACAAGACTAACAGCTGAGAACTTGTCTAAATAAGTCAGGAACAAACGTTTAGATATAATGTCGCAACTCTTTGGATTTTCACTAGAGAGAGCAAAGAAGGTTCCAAAGGGGCCTTCTTTCGTTCAGAAGGATAGTTTAGATGGATCGCAACCCGTGGTCGGTGGCGGTTACTATGGATATTCCGTAGACTTTGATGGTCAACTTCGCAATGAATATGAATTGATTACCCGTTACAGGGAAATGGTTCTTAATCCTGAGTGCGATAGTGCAGTAGATGATGTTGTTAATGAAACCATTTGTGGTAACTTTGATGACGTTCCTGTTTCTGTAGAATTATCAAATTTAAAAACATCTGAAAAGATCAAGAAACTAATTCGTGAAGAATTTGGTGAGATACTCCGTCTTCTTGATTTTGATAACAGATCATATGAGATCTTCCGTCGATGGTATGTTGATGGGAGATTATTTTTTCATAAGGTTATTGACCCAAAACAACCTAGAAAAGGACTAGCAGAATTAAGATATATTGATCCTCGTAAGATCCGTAAGGTAACTGAGTACGAAGCAAAGAATCCTCAGACTTTACGTTCTCAAGATTTGAATACGCAACTCACCCAAAAGAGCGCAGAGTATTTCCTTTATAACCCCAAGGGTTTAAGGAATTCTTCTATGCAAGGGATGAAGATTGCTCCAGACTCTGTTTGTTATGTTCATTCAGGAGTTCAAGATTTAAATAAAAATTTAGTTTTATCGCATTTACATAAAGCGATTAAAGCTGTTAATCAACTTCGCATGATTGAGGATTCCCTTGTTAT